GATTTTTTTATCATAAGACCTGATAAAATTATTACTATGACTGAAACTAAAGATAAAAATCTTATAGAAGTTTATAATAATTATATTGAAGATAATGATTCAATAGAGGTTCATACTCCATCAGGAAAAGTCAAACCATCTTCAAAAATGGGATATGTTTCATCAGTAGAAGAAGCAAGAGAATCTCTAGAGAATCTTTATAATCTTAAAGATACTAAAGAAAGCTAAGCCCTTCTCTTCAAACCTAACAAAGGTATTCTACTCATATTTCAGTACGTTGTCAAGCCCCAAAAGTATGCTATAATAAACATAACTTATAGTATTAACGAGTAATGAACTATGCCCAAGAAGAAATCAGAACATTATGTAAACAATAAAGAGTTATTAGAGGCAATGATTAACTACCGTGCTAGGGTAGAAGTATCATACAAAAAGACTTTTAATAGAGATCTCACTGAGTTGCCAAAGCAAGAAAGAGGAAAGCAATGGGAAGGTAAACCACCAATTCCAAATTATCTTGGTGAGTGTTTTTTAAAGATTGCAACACACCTCTCATATAAACCCAACTTTGTGAACTATATGTTCCGTGAAGATATGATTTCTGATGGGATTGAAAATTGCGTTCAATACATTCATAACTTTGATCCAGAAAAGTCTAAGAACCCATTTGCATATTTTACTCAGATTATTCACTATGCCTTCCTGAGACGCATTCAGAAGGAGAAGAAGCAACTTGATATTAAGACTAAGATTATTGAGAAGACTGGTTTTGATGAGGTAATGATGGTTGACGACAGCTTGCTTTCTGGGCACAGTTCGGACTATAATCAGATCAAAGATAACATTCAATATCGTAATCGATGAAAGTTGCCATTATTACCGACAGTCATTATGGGGCAAGGAAAGGTTCCAAGCACCTACATGATTATTTTGAGAAGTTCTATGATAATGTATTCTTTCCTGCCTTAGAAGAACATGGTGTGGAGGTAGTTGTTCATATGGGAGATGCTTTTGATAGTCGCAAGTCAATTGACTATCAAAGTCTTCAGTGGGCAAAGAGAGTTGTGTTTGACCGACTTAAAAGTTACAGAGTGCATATGATTGTGGGAAACCACGATACATATTTTAAAAACACCAATGAAGTTAATTCTCCAGGTTTGCTTCTATCTGACTATAATAATATTTCTGTATATGATCAACCTACCGAAGTAAATGTTGGTGGATTAAATATATTATTTTTACCTTGGATTAATGCTGATAATGAGAAAGTATCTATCGAAACTATTAAAAAGACAAATTGCCGTGTGTCGATGGGGCATTTGGAACTCTCAGGATTTAGAGTTAATCGACAAATCATCATGGAAGATGGTTTGGAAAGCAAGTTATTTGAGAAGTTCGATAAGGTCTTTTCAGGTCACTACCATACAAGATCAGATAACGGAACAATCTTCTATCTAGGAAATCCTTATGAGATGTATTGGACTGATGTGAATGATACTCGTGGATTTCATATTTTTGATACGGAAACCCTCACCCACACTCCAATCAACAATCCTTATAAATTATTTTATAATATCTATTATGAGGATACCAATCACAAGTTGTTTAATGCGACTGAATATGAAAACAAAATTGTAAAGGTGATTGTTCGTAAAAAGTCAAAACCAAAGGACTTTGAAAAATTCATTGATAAACTTTATTCTGTAGGAGTTCAAGACCTTAAAATCATTGAAAACTTTGAGATTCAAGAATCTGAAGATTTTGAGATTGATGAAGAAGAAAATACACTTTCTATTCTAAATCGTTATATTGATGAATCAGAATTTGAACTTGATAAAAGCATTGTTAAAGGTATCTTTCAAAATTTGTATAGTCAGGCTTGCGAAGTAGAATAATGTTTCTTCTCACTCTTAAAGATAACAATGATGATGGAGCTTATGCCGTTCAAGATAGGTATGGGCACAAAGTGCTTTTTTTGTTTGAAGAGGAGGATGATGCCGAAAGATATGCTATGATGTTAAAAGATCAAGAAGATGCTATAATGGACATTGTAGAGGTGGACGATGCCCTAGCAATAAAAACTTGTAAGCATTACAACTACAAGTATGCCGTGATCACCCCTAATGACATTGTAATTCCTCCTAAAAATGATAACCTTCAAAAAGATTAGATATAAAAACTTTCTTTCATCCGGAAACGCATTTACGGAGATTGATTTTC